CACCCGTTCTAAATCCACGGAACAAAGACCCCGGCGCGGAGAGGTGGCGGAGTGGTCGAACGTGGCGGTCTCGAAAACCGTTGAGCCTGCAAGGGTTCCCAGGGTTCGAATCCCTGTCTCTCCGCCAATATATCACATAAGTATCTGTTTTTGATGGATAATTTCTCTATATAATTCGCAAGCCAGCCCATCTACCCGCCAACCCAAAACTTCAATAATCTGATGAATGAAGCGGCTTCACTGGGCAAGTAGTTTGGTTTCTATTTCGCTAACTTTTGCTTCTATGCGAGCTATGTCATCAGCTTGTGCAGCATCAGGGGTCGAATCGTGCTTGATTTCGACTAAAGCGTCTACAAGCGCTTCCTTAGCCTGCCGAAGTTTCCCGTTGGCTATCAGCTTTTCCGCTTTAAGAAACGCGATCCCAGTCCTAACCTTGTCACGTTCACTAACCAACTCAGCAATTGCAGGCTCTACTTCTGAAACATCGTCAAATTCCAACAGCATCTTGTTTAGGTTGTCGATTGCCTTCGTGTAGCCGGTCAACTTTCCGGTTGGAGTTGCGGCGCTCTCTTGCTTCGCGCGAGCGGAAAATACCTGCTCTCCTACAAGTCTACCAATACTCTCGTATCGAATAGACTTAAACTTGGACGCAATCGCTGAAGATGGCTCAGTTAGCGTTGGAATTCCCCTGCGTTCATAGGGAACCAAACGATTCAAGGCGGCTAAGCCAACTTCACAACGTGAAATAATCGTCTTTTGGTTCTTGGACTTGGAAACAATACCTGCGCTTTCTACAACGATCCGGCAATCATTTACTATTTGCGGCAGAAAAACCTCAGAGCATCCAGCGCACAGGCCATTTCGATCAACGCTCAAAAAAAAGCCCTTCTTTTCGCAATACCTACACGCTGCCATTCGTTCCTCCTATCGCAAGTGGGTTACACCACCCGTTTTTTCTAACACTCTAGTATTCGTCAAGACAATCCTGTTCGTTCCCAATCCACCAGCTTCAACGCCTCGGACGGATCGACACCGGCCTCTTTTGCCAGTGCCAATGTCTGCACAATCGCGCCCAAGGCCCGCGCACGGCCACCAGCATCGAAGGCTTGCAATGGCCGCATCACGTCCAGCGTGACAGGCTGGCCCAGCTTCTCGGTGGCCTCTTGCCCGATCATCGCCGCAACAGGCATGAGCGCCCATTGTGCAAGGTGGCGTTGCGCTTCCCTCACCATCGGGCCGGTTACTGCCGGATTGCTCAGACCGGGCAAAACGCCGAACACCATCTCAATACTGGACCGCGCCGCCGACAGCGTTTCCTTGGTCATGGCACGGCTCAGATCGGGCGACACATCGGAAGGTTTCAAATCAGTCTGGGGGGCAGGCCCGCCCGCCGCCGTGACGTTCACGGACTCGCGCACCAGCACCTTGCCCCGGAACCCCCGAAACCCACGGGCCAGATCGCTCATGTCCTGATCGGGTGCCTCAGGGAACGGAATAACAGACGATCCAAGCGGCGCGTTGGCATAAACCTCAGACAGCGCCGATTCCATCGTCTGCAACAGGCCCGCCGTCAGACGCGCCCGCCGCAGGGGTGACGTGCCGACATATGGCATGGACATATCGGCCCCGATCCGCAGATGTAGAACCTCCGCCGCCAGCACCGTTTGCGTGGTGCCGCCGCCGGTGTCAGGGATACCGACACGGTATGCCACGGGCTTGCTGTAGCGTGTCGTCAAATCCCAATCGGAACAAGGCAACAGGCCGGTGTCGCTGATCACGAACACCGCCTCACCACGCATGGCCAGAGCGCGGGCCGCAAGTGCCAGGACACGCGGCGTCAGCAGGTCGGTGCCGTCCACATCGGCAAGGCTCAAGCCGCCCTCCCAGAGCGATATGCATCCCTGCACCGTGCCTGTCAGTTCGGCCACGCCGTCCACGCCGCTGATATAATCAGCCCGCGCCTGCATCACTTGGCCGGTGTAGCCCGTGCCGCTCGATCGGTGTTCAATGGCAGGTTCTTTTCGTTTGAATGGCCACATATTCAAGCCCTCCTGTAATTGCGCAGCAGATCGCCCGCGCCTGAATTTTGCATTGCCTTGGCCACCCACGCCGGGTTTCGATCCATGGCTTCCTTGATCGGGCCGATCTCCACAGACGTTCGGGACGCCCCCGCCGTGCCAGGATCATCGGCCAGGTATTCAGCCAACCGCCGGAACGCCTCAGAGACAGGCGCAGGCACATCACCCGCGCCGACCTGCGCCGTGATCCGATAGGTGCCGTCACGCGGCAGACAGACGCCCAGAGGCCCGTCCAGCAGCGTCAGGGCTTCCCATGCCGCGCCGTCCCAGACATGCGCCAAACGCGACACCACGGGCACAAGACGCGTGTGGAATTGATCGCCCCCGCAGCCCGTCAGCGTCCACACCACTTCCCGCACTGTGAAGCGGTGCGCGGTGTAGTCCTCGATCCGCGCCCAGAGCATCGCAGCATCAAGCGCCGCCGCTGCCGTAGACAGGCCCGCCGGTGCCGTTGGGTATTCAGCCGGGACCGCCTCGTATTGTTTGATCAGATCAATCATGTCACGCCCTCCAACGGCTTAAGGTGCGGTGCAGGCCGGTGTCTGGCAGGATCACGCCCCCCGCCGTCCAGTTGCGTTGTTCGACTTGCGCCTCGGGATATGCGGGCCGCGTCACGACGCTCAACTCATACAAAAGCGCCGCCAGCACCGTGCGGATAATGGCGTTGTGTTCGCCGTTCTCAGGATCGCTGCCTTCATCCTCGATACGCTCAGGCTCAGGCACCGCCCGCTTGGGTGGCAACCGGAACCCCGGCGATATGCCGACAGTCAGCCCCGCCGCGATGCCTGCCAGAATATCCCGCACATAGGACACCTCTTGCATTTCAGGCGTGATCGTCGCCGTGAAGGACAGCGCATCGTCACTGTCCGCAAGATCCAGCGTTCCCGCGCCACGGCTGGCCAAAGGCTTGTCAAAAGAATGGCCGACAAGAAAATGAATGTCCTCTTCTGGATCATCCACGCGATAGGCAAATGCGCGGGATGCAATCGCCTCTTTTCTTGGCCTGCCGGAACGGCCCCCATCACTGAGGACCGCACGCTTGTTATATGGAAAGCGGCCTTGCAGCGCCAATGCGCCGGATGCCCGCTTGCGGAGTTCCAGCCCGCCGCTATGACCGCCCCAGAGCATTACTGAATGCCCGTCAGGACGCGGGTCTGCACCGCGCGGCTGATTGTGGTGTCCATCGTGCTCAGAGCCGTCAGGCGCAGGCCACCGGATTGCGCATCGGCATACGGGTCGCGGATCAGATCGACCGCCCCCCACAGGCCCACGAATACCGGCGCAACACCGCCCGCCGAGGTTGTCAGCAGTGCTTTGCTTTCGAGCGGATCGCCACCGACGCCACCGGCTGGAAGTGCCGGTGCAGGCAAGGCGTTGTGCGACATGACAACCGTGCTGATATAGTTTGTCAGCCGCTCCCACTCGGTCACTGCCGTGCCGCTGATGAACGCGCCATCCATCGCGTCCCATACCTCAGGACGGATCAGCAGGCGCACCGCGCCGGGACCAGTCGCCGCGTTGGCCGTCATGAACGCCACAACCTCCGAACGGATAGCCGCCCAAGATGCCGCCGCGCTCAGATCGGTTTCAGCAATGCCCCAAGCCGTCGCGCCGGTGAATACGCCGGTTGGTTCGCCGCTGGACCCCGAGCCGTTGAAGATTGTACGATCCATCTCTTGTTGCATCGCGCCTGCCATGTCGCGCCGGATTGCCTGTTCCAGCGCCGCACCAGATTGCAACAGCGTCTTGCGGCTGATCCGCATCTGGATGCCCAGTGTATGATCCGGCTTCAATGGGCGGTCCAGCGTCGTATATGCAGACGGCCCCGGCACGTTGCCAAGTTCGGTTGCCTGCCAACCCGCAGAGATTGCCGAGGTTGTTACAGGGGTTTCCTGCCCGCCGGTGCCGATATTGATCATCTGGACGCCCATCTGCGCCGCGACAGACGCCGGGAACAAACGCTCAATCAGGGGACGGGTGACAATCGGATCAGGTGTACCGCTTGCAATGGTCTCACCAGCACGGGTTTCAAGCGCCGCATAGGGTACAGGGATGCCGCGATAGCCGCCTTGCGAGCGCAACTCGGTGACGATCTCCGCCGTCTGGCCAGACAGGGCACGGCCTTCATCCAAAGACAGCGCGACTTGGCGCATCTCGAAACCGGACATGACCTCATTCCACTCTTTTTCGGAACGGGTTTCGAGTTCGCCTTTGGCTTCGGTGCGTTGTTCGTCCTCGGATACCAGTGCAGCGCGATACTGCACCTCTTTGGCCCGATACTCGGTATCCAGATCAGTCATTTTGCGGGTTTCATCCGCAGACGGGGTTTCGATGTTCGCCAGTTCCGACAGGTTTTGGCGGATTTCAGACCGGCGAAGTTCCAGTTTCTTAGAAGTCAGCATTTTGTTTCCTTTCATGCTCGACAGGATTTCGCTGCATATCTCGCAGCAGATCGCGCCATTGCTGGCGCTTTGGGGTTAAAGGCGTATGCCCCACCTCAATTCGGGTTTTCCGGGCGTGACACGCGCCGCAAAGCATCTGTAAATTGCTCAGCGTGTAGGCCAGTTCAGGGTGTGTCTTGACCGGCAGGATATGGTCACATTCCAGCCGCTTATGGGTGCCGCACTGGACGCATTGCCAGTTGTCACGGTCCAGCGCCTGCATCCGCATGGCCTTCCAGCGCGGGCCGCGCGTGACCGCTGCACTGTGCCGTTTGTATTCGTTGCGCAGCTTGCTCATCGCCGCACCTGCAATTCGTAGCAAATTACTACGCCATCCGGCCCCAGGACGCCGACGCGGTGGATGCCATAGTTTACCCCGCCGATTGTCAGCGTGTCAGACGTGTTCGGGGCAACACCCGCCGTCATGAACACCCGCAGGTCATCGCCCGCGATGGACAGCCCGGCAATTTCCTCAATCGTGTAATTAGTCACGGCCACCGTGGCGGTGTGATTGACCGGCGCGCCGGGAACGGGTGCCCACGGCGGGCCGATAGGTGTGCCCAGTTTTGTGAGTGTTGCCGTCTGCCCAAATCGGGCAATCAGCCGCGTTGCCGTCTGCGTCATCCCCATGCGATGCGCCCTCCTTTATGTTGTGGCCTGCCCATGATCCGCGCGCCCTCAGCAACTGCCAGAACAGCGGCACAAGCGGCGTCGATACGGCCCATCGAACGGCCCTTGACGATTTTGGAATTTCCGGCCGGATCAATGAACACCGCCGCCTCGCCAATGGCGTGACGCAACAGCAGGCTCTCGGAAACGTGCAGGTTGCCGTCGAAGACGAACCGCCGGAACCGCTCCACGTCTTCGCTGCCGTCTTTGAACCCCATGCCCCGCCAGATCACCGGCGCGCGGTTGCCGATCTCTGCCAGCGCGTCACCGATCTCGGATTGCTTGAACCGATCGCAGACAATCGCCGCGACCGTCTCGCCCTCGACGTGACCGACAACCCGGCGCAACCATTGCGCCAGCGGCACGGTTTTCTGTCCCATCAACGCCAGCTCGCCGCGCTTGTGCATCTGCGAATAAAGATCACCGACAGCATCGCCCTGCCCGCGCGCCTCAAGTGTCGGGACAGTGCCGAACGCGCCCCAGGCTTCCAGCCGTCCAGTGTCGGGCCACAGATAGGCCACGGCGCTCATGGATGCCGACTGGCCCTGATCCAGCCCGATCACAACCCGCCCGCGCCGGGGTGACAGATCGTCGGTTTCGCATTGCAGCCATTCGTTCAAATCCAGCAGTGCATCCCGGTTGTCCTCAGACACCCGTTCATTGCGAGACAGCAGCCGGAACCGCGACAGGGCAGACCCACCACGGGCCAGCGCCAGTGCCGCGTCCTCTTTCAGCCGCGTCATCGTCGGGCCGATCCCGTGCTTGGAACCGGGATTGGCAATCGCCAGACTGTCCACATCATCAACAGGAAGGTTTGGCGTGGGCCGGTGTTCTTGGCGGTAGACGCCGGGTGCATCCCGGTCCAGCCAAAGGCTAAACGGGTGCATGTCATTGCTGGCACTGGTGGATATGATCAGCGCCTTGCCGTCGCGCTTGGAAAGGCCCGTCAGCAACGCCGCTTCCAATTCGTCGCCTTGGGCAATGGGCCAGTGGCCACGCTCATCCAGCACCGCCAGCGTCGGGCTGGACCCAAGCGCCGACTTACCGTCTGCCGAGATTGCCTTGATCAGGTGCGGGCCGTTGTGATCGTCATATTGGATTTCAAAACGGGGTTGCCGCCGGATCGTGATCCGCTTCTGCACATCGTCGGGCAAGGTTCCGATAAATGACACGCAATAGGTCCAAGCGATTTTGGCCTGTTCTTGAGTTCGGGCCGCGATGATCACTTCCCGCTCAGGCGCGTCAGACCATGCGCCAAGCAATTCACCTGCGCAGAGCATGGCCGAGATTGCCGACTTGCCATTGCCGCGACCGATGGACAGGCACGCGACGTTCACCCCGTCAGTGAACGCCCCGTCGATGAAACGGTTTTGATATGGTGCCAGCTTGACCGCACGCCCCGCCAGCCGCCCCGTGGGGACCGTCAGCGACTTGCAGAACCTCTTGACTTGGGTGGACAGCTTCATTCCCGCCACCGGGCCGTGTGTGTGGAATGAAGACCCACCCCCGCGCCCCCTGGGGGGTTACGGAAAAGGGGCATTGGGACCATATGCGCGTCGGGTGTTGCCATGGGGTATCCTAGCACCCCAAATATAAGTCAGCAACACTTACCTATATTACCATTTGTTCGGGTGCGGATGAGGCTGGCCAGCAGCAGAGCGTTTTCAGGCAATACAAAATGTCCACAAAAACGGCTCTTTTGTGGACAAAATCCTCCCATCAAATGAGGCTCAAGTCAGACCTCTGACCCAGCTTTCTGACGCCGCAGGGGGAGGATGCTGGACAGTGGGTTGGTGGACCGACAACTTGTCGGACCGAACGACCACGAGCGCGCCGCCGCCATGTGTGTGCGGATGAGGCTGGCCAGTGGTGTGTGTGTTACCGAGCGTTACCGGCTGTTACTTTTGCTCCGGTAACACGCAACACTTTGATATTTAACAGCAATCGGCCCGTGTTACCGTGTTACCGGATTTTTGCGCATATCTCCTATATACATACATCTTCTTCTTCTTCTTCTTCTCTCACAATTATAGAAAAGTCTGGTAACACGGTAACACATTCTTTTTCGGCAATGTTATCAATGGCTTGGGTGTTACCAGAGCAAAAGTAACAGCCGGTAACACGGTAACAAATTCGGTAACAGAAACGCAAAAGGCCGGAGCGTCTGCCCCGGCCTCTCTAATCTAAGTGATTGTTTGCCTTAACTTTTCAGCTTCACCGACTTCACCTGCTTACCGCCAATCCTGTGATTGGTGTTACCGCGCCCATCGTCAGACATATGAGCCATGATCTCATCCTTGCGCCGTCGAAGGGTGCCCACCTCGCTGATCCCGTAGTGTGCCGAGAGGAAGTCATCCAGCGCCTTGGTGGCGTGTGTCAGGTAGTGATACCCCCCCTCGCTGGCCAGCTTGTGCGATGATGTCGTCCTGATCCATGCCACGGCCTGATCGGCCACAGTTGGATAGCTTGCCGACAGTCGCTCATAGTGTTGATCCAACCCATGCCGCCCGATGAACGCGCTGAGGTAGGTATCCGCGCGCCTC